TCCTTCGATGATCGTAACACCACGTATATACGTGTAGAGAAGAACCGTCCCTGTTCTGAGGAAGGTGCAGCGGGTACGCTACGCTTCGATACTAGTACATTTACCCTGAAGGAGACGTTCTAATGAATGACAAAGAGGTGATGCTAGGTGATCGTATGTATGCCTACGAGATTGAGCATTGTCTGAAGGGGTTACGTGAGCCCCTTCCAATCACGCCAATCGTAAGTAAGATTAAGAGCAAGCAGGACATTGAAGACAACATCAACAAGCTCTTAGCTATCTACGGTACTATCACAAAAGAGCTTCTTGATAAATGCTTAAAGAAACGTATAGACGATCGTCTGATTGACAGGTACTGGAAGGTCTGGACAAAGATGAACACCTGTGTCAGTTGTGGTGGGCCGAGTACATACGACTTTTGTGAGTTCTGTTTAAACGAGGAGTAGTCATGAAAACTAAGATACATGTAAATCAACACGTCATCAGACGTAATAACAAAGTTCCTGTACAAGAGATGGAGCCTCCGATAACTGTCAAGAATTACAAGACCAATCAATATGCTGACACGGTTTATATTGACGGTCCTTGCAAAGTAGTCTACAGTCCCGACAAGCCCCTCTCTTGCGGAGCTAAGGTTTGGATAGAGACTGAGGCAGGGGTAACACTTACAGTTAATGATAGAGGATAATAATGATATTCGATATTGAAACAGATGGTCTCAATCCAACCAAGATACACGTATTGTCTTGGAAGGATGAAGAAGGTGTTCACAGCACAAAGGACTACGACGAAATGCGTGGTCTTTTGATGGGAGCGTCCGAGCTTGCGGGTCACAATATCATCCGCTATGACATTCCCGCTCTGCACAAAATCATCGGATTCAAACCTAGTCCAAAGCAGATGTTGATTGATACGTTACCTCTGTCTTGGTACTTGAACCCACACCGCTCCCGTCATGGACTAGAGTTCTATGGTGAAGACTACGGTGTACCTAAACCTAAGATCGACGATTGGAACAGTCTGACGTATGAAGAGTACGCTCATCGCTGTGAAGAAGATGTCAAGATCAATGACCGTCTATACAAAGAACTGATGTATAAACTTAAGAGCTTGTACAAGGACGAGCAGTTACGGAATAAGTTCACTCACTATCTTATGTTCAAGATGAAGTGTGCAGCAGATCAGGAACGTCTGAAGTGGAAGCTAGATGTACCTAAAGCCAAGAGCTTACTGTCAGAGCTAGAAGCCTTGGAGCAGGACAAAGTGAAGTATCTCACAGAAGCTATGCCAAAGCGTCCTGTATACAAGGTCAAGAACCGCCCCAAGATCACACACAAGCAAGACGGTAGCATGTCGGCTAGGTATGAGGCTTGGTTAGAGTTCCTCAAAGGGCAATGCTTACCAGATACTACAGATACATGCCGCTCCATTGACAGCTATGTTGAAGCTAACCCCAACTCTACAGATCAGGTCAAAGAGTGGCTGTACTCTATGGGTTGGGAACCTTGCACATTTAAGTACGTCAAGGACAAGTCTACAGGTGACGAGCGTCAGATCGAGCAGGTTCTTTACAATGGTGAACTTACACCTTCTGTAACTAGACTAGCGGAGCAGATACCGCAGGTTAAGGTTCTTGAGGGTCTGTCTGTCATCAAGCACCGTATCGGTATTGTAAAGAGCTTTGTAGAGTGTGAGAAGGACGGTTACCTCGAAGCTACAGTAGCAGGTCTTACGAACACTTTACGGTTTAAACATGCTCGACCTCTGGTCAATTTACCGTCTGTCGATAAACCTTGGGGTAAAGAGATACGTGGTTGTCTGATTGCACCAAAGGGTATGGTACTATGTGGTGCAGATATGACCTCTCTTGAGGACACAACTAAGCGTCACTACATGAAACCGCTTGACCCAAAGTATGTGGAAGAGATGTCACGCGAGGGGTTCGACCCACACCTCGACCTAGCTAAACACGCAGGTAAGGTGACGCAAGAAGATATCGACAAGCATAACTCTGGTGAGGTTAGTTTGAAAGCCCTGCGTAAGAATTACAAAGTGGTAAACTACAGTGCTACATATGGCGTGGGTGCCCCGAAGCTATCTCGTGAGACAGGCTTGAGCTATAAAGAAGCTAAAGATCTGATAGACGCATTCTGGAAGCGTAATTGGGCAATACAAGCTGTGGCAGACAAACTTACAGTTCGTGAGGTTGATGGTCAGAATTGGCTACTAAACCCAGTCAGTGGGTTCTATCACTCGTTACGGTCTGACAAAGATCGCTTCAGTACACTCAATCAGAGTACAGGGGTGTATTGCTTTGACCGTTGGGTTTACTACTGTAAGTCTCGTGGTCTTAATGTTATCGGTCAGTTTCATGACGAGATCATCGTAATGTTACGGCCTGAAACAAAAGATGAAGTTGCTGATATTATGAAAGGGGCAATAAAAACAGTCAATGAAATCACAAAGTTGAACGTACCGCTTGACGTAGACTACTCGTTTGGTCTAAACTACGCAGAGGTACACTAGTAAAAAAAGTTGAGGAGACCCCTTGACATTATGTACTTTAACACTATCTAGGACAAACCGCTAAAGGAGATTACAATGTCCAAATCAAAAACTGTCACCATGACTGGCTACATTGAGTACGCTAACATTTTTGAAGAGAACTACGACGACAACATGGACTTCCATGGAGAAACCGAAGGAGAGTTCAATGCAAACTTTTACCCTGAGACTGACGATGAGTTAGGCAAGTTGTTCGAGGGTACAGGCTTCGCCCGTGAGTTCCGTGGTCGTAGCCGCATCAAAGACCCCATGTCAGAGAAGAACTCTCGTGAGGGCTTTGGCACAGGCAATTACATCATAGTAAAACGTCCTCGTGTACACCCGATGTATGGTCAGTATGGTGGTCAACCAGAGATCGTACACTTCACTGAAGGTCGCTTCAATGACCCTTGGTCTTTCACTGAGGATGGTGAACTGGGCAATGGTACCAAGGTCAAGGTAAAGCTAGTCGTATACGGTAACGGAGATCGCATGGGTCACCGCCTGATCAAAGTTGGTGTACTAGAGCATGTGCCATACATCAAGCAAGACCAAGACGGTGATACAGAGTATGCTCCAGTAGATGCGGATGGTTTTTAATGGACTATGACATCGTTGTAGAAATGCGAGTCACACACAAGACACCTGACGGGTACTCTCGTCAGGTTTTTGTGCGGGAGAGTCAGGTCAACAACCTTGAAGATTGGATGTTCTTTTTGTACACGGCTACTAAGAGTGCAGGAACATACTATAATGTGTCAGACATCGGTTATAAGACCAACGATGGAAAAGAGGGTTGGGTAAACAATCTATCTAGCTTTGGTATAGATTTAGGAGAAGAGTTTTGATCCTAATTGACGGAGACATAATTGCCTACAGGTGTGCGTTTGCATCTAAGGACGAGACCCTAGACTACGCCAAGTCTAAGGTAGACGAGATGATGATCTATATTATTGACGAGTGTGCGTTCTATACCAAGGATGATATATTCAAAGTGTACCTCACTGGAAAAGGTAACTTCCGTAACGAGGTTGCTAAGACTGCTGTCTACAAAGGCCACCGTAAGGACAAGGAAAAGCCTCGTCACCTTAATGACATCAGGGACTACCTTATGACACACTACAGGGCTACTATGTCAGATGGGGAAGAAGCGGATGATCTGATCAGTAAAGAAGCTACAAGACTGAACGGACATGTTGTAATTGCTTCTGCTGACAAGGACATGCTTCAGATACCCGCCCTACACTTTAACTTTAACAAGAACGAGTTTAAGAACGTGAATGACTTTGAAGGTATTAAGTTCTTTTACACCCAGATGTTGACAGGTGATGATGCTGACAATATCAAAGGTCTATGGAGAGTTGGCCCCAAGAAGGCTGAGAAAATCCTAGAAGGTTGTGAAACAGAGCAAGAGCTATACGAGAGAACACTGAAAGCATATGATGGTGACATTGATCGTATCATTGAAAACGGTAGGCTCTTATGGCTACGCAGACATGATGGGGAACTATGGGAACCACCTACAGATCAAAGTTTGAAGAGACCGTAGCAAAGAAGCTAGAAGATGCAGGAGTTAATTACTCCTATGAGCCTATAAAGATACAATATGAAGTTAATCAGGTTCGTAAATATACCCCTGACTTCCTTTTACCAAACGGTATTATAATAGAGACTAAGGGTAGGTTCGTTGCAGCAGACAGGATGAAGCACCTAAGGATAAAGGAGCAGATACCTGAACTAGACATAAGGTTTGTGTTTCAGAACCCCAACGTAAAGCTGAGCAAGACTTCAAAGACAAGTTACGCTCAGTGGTGCGATAAGAATGGTTTTAAATGGGCATCCAAAGAGGTGCCGCAGGAGTGGCTAGATGAAAGTGTATAGAGTTCTCACGCAAGAGCCTTTTTTAGGAGACGACGACCTGTATCGTATTTTAGTTCATACTGACTTATCTTATGTAACAGGACTACCCGAAGTAGTATCTAGCGATGATGAGGACGACTTGTACGCAATTATCCGCTACTTCAAGGGACCGCATTTAGAGGTGTTAGAAATAGGAGACTAACATGAACACCAAACCCAAGACAGCTATCGTATATAGCTGTGCGCACTCTGACCCCGATGTGAGCAATGAGCGTTTTTCTTGGTTGGGCAGCTTGATTTATGACATCAAACCCGATTATGTAATTGACCTTGGAGACGGTGCAGACATGCGCTCTCTCAACAGCTACGACACACGGTATCCCAAGGCTGTATGTAGCCAAAGCTATGAGTCTGATATTGAGCATTACAACGATGCTATGCAGAGGCTCCAGTGGAAATTTAAGTACCACAAAAAGAAGAAGCCACGTTGGATTGGTTTTGAAGGTAATCACGAAAACCGTATCAAGAAGGCCATTGGCCTAGACCCCCGACTTGAGGGAAGCAAGTACGGTATCTCTTTCAGTCACCTCAATACGGATCATTGGTTTGATGAATATCATGAGTATTCTAACTCCGCGCCCGACCTCGTTGCTTATGATGGTATCGTCTACGGCCATTACGTTGCTAGTGGTAATTTTGGCAGTGCTATGGCAACTAAACATCATGGCTACTCTCTTGTTGAAAAGTTGGCCTCTAGTGCAACTGTCGGTCATACTCATAAATTCCATTATTACTATAAAGGTGATGCACGTCCTCGTCCGTTGCACGGTCTTGTGGTGGGGTGTTTCAAAGGGCATGAAGAGAGTTGGGCAGGACAAGCAAATCATGAGTGGCGGAAAGGCGTTGTTATTAAGCGCGAGATACAGGACGGACAGTACGACCTAGAGTGGGTTAGTCTGGATAAACTAAAGCGGGAGTATTCAAAATGAGTGACTATGGCTTCTACAGCAACGAAGAGGTATCTTTTGAGAGGGTAGAAGACTTGATAGACACGTATGGCTATGAGGATATCATTCGTGATCTTGTTGGAGATATTTATGATAGGCAAGTATTTTCTCTATGGACATTGCACGAACATGGTATTATAGACCTTGGTGTGTATAACTTAGGAGACACAGAATGATTACAGCAGAAGACATAGATCGCTTCGAGGCTTTCGACGATATGGACATGGATGTCTACCAGAAGCAAGCTCGTACATTTGCTATCTATCCAAAACAAGCGAAGGTACTCTATCCCGCGTTCGGCTTGAACAGTGAGGTCGGTGAGATATCCGATAAGATCAAGAAGTGGATTCGTGATGGTAATATCGACAAGGACGAGTTGGCTAAAGAGGTTGGTGATGTATTGTGGTACGTAGCAATTATCTCTGAAGACCTTGGCTACAACTTGTCAGACATTGCTCAAATGAACCTAGACAAACTAGAGAGCCGTAAGAAGCGTGGTAAACTACGTGGTTCAGGTGATAACCGATGAATGTTGAGATAGAAAATGAGGTTCGTGAACAATTACGTGAGTTCTGTTTTCCTCAGTTCCCTTTAGGTCTGATAGACGTAGTTAGTCTGAGTGACATGGAGTCCCTGACTAGGCAGTGGAAACAAGATATAGGTGAATTAGAACGTGTTATCAATTACTACAAAACACTTGTAGAAGATCACATAAGGTATGAAAAAGATGAGTAAGAAGAAGACAGGTATGACGTGGTTCTGGAGGTGGATGAACTTCTTAGCCACATGGCGAGAACACAGGAATACTATTAAAGAGCTGAACAGGCTTAGTGATAAAGAGTTAGCAGATATTGGTATTGCACGGTCAGACATTGATCGACTAGTATGGCTACAAGAAGACAAAACAATGAGAGGAAGAGGAAATGACGAACACTTACGGTCCAACACTGAAGGTCAGTGAAGAAATACATAAGATGAAATACCGTGGCCCCAACGAAACGTTTAAGGATGCCATGACACGGGTAGCTGACTCATTGAAGGACGGTACGGAGCACTACAACCAGTTCCGTAAGATTTTGCTTGAGCAGCGGTTCTTACCTGCAGGGCGTGTACAGTCTGCTATGGGATCACCCCGCCGAGTAACACCGTACAACTGTTTTGTATCAGAGAATATTACAGACAGTATGGAAGGGATCATGCGAGCAGCTCGTGACGCAGCAGAGACCATGCGCTTAGGTGGTGGTATTGGTTACGACTTCTCTACACTACGTCCCAAGGGTGCCTTGATCAAATCGCTAGACAGTCGCTCCAGTGGCCCTATTAGCTTCATGGGTATCTTCGATGCTATTTGTAAGACTATCAGCTCTGCAGGGCACCGTAGAGGCGCACAGATGGGTGTCCTACGTGTTGACCACCCTGACATCGAAGAGTTCATCCGCGCAAAGAACAACAGTGACACACTTACACAGTTTAATATCTCTGTTGGTGTAACTGATGAGTTTATGCGAGCAGTAAAGAATGACACAGACTTTGACTTACGGTTTGATGATCGTGTCTACAAAACTGTAAATGCTCGTGCTCTATGGGATGACATTCTTCGTAGTACATGGGATTGGGCAGAGCCGGGCATTCTTTTCATTGATCGTATCAATAAGAAGAATAACATGTGGTATGCAGAGAGCATCCGTGCT